AAACTGCCTGCCAAGCAACCTGAACAACGCTCAACGGCAGGTTATGGCCGACCTGGCAACCGATCTTGCTCGCGCGAATGGAAGCCAGGAAGGGCTTGCTACAGGCGTTTCATTCGCTATGCCGCGCGGTTCAATCATCATGTGGTCGAACACCGCAGGCGGCACCGTGCCTGTAGGCTGGGCGCTGTGTGACGGAACCAACGGCACGCCTAACCTTGCCAATAAATTTATCCGCTCGGAGGCTACTGAAGGCGTTGGCGGTGGTGCAGACAGTTTCACCCTGACTGAAGCAAACATCCCAGCCCACGACCACAACATCAGCGCTAGCGCCACGCTACCAAACCACGTGCACTCCGCCGGAACCTACGTTGCAAGCAACACGTCGCCCATTAACAGAATCAACGAAGAAGGCTCTAACAATGAGCCTAGAGCTTACACAAGCACATCTACTTCTTCCGTCTCTGTCACAGGCAACTCAGGAAACCCGACGACAAATCCAGCGATTGCGATCACAGCCTCGGCAGACACGTACGGCTCAGCCACACCAACAGCAATCGACAACCGCCCGGCCTACTACGCTTTGGCCTTCATCATGAAACTGTAAGGCAGACCAATGGCATTCACAGACAGAACCAAAATCAGCCAATACGACGCCACGGCGGCCAACAACATCAACCTTGGCACGGCGTTGTCACCAGCAGCACGCCTGGGCGAATATGGCGTTAATCTAGACGCAGAGGCCATGCGCCCGTCTGATACCAACGGCGCTTTGCGTGAGCTGATGGCGCATCTAAAGGCAATGGACGTTGGCACTAACCCGCTGACGACGCCAAGTCTAGGCGAGCCTACAGCAGACGTCATTGGCTTGAACACGTCATATTCCGAAGATGGCAATGAAGCTCAGGGATCCATCTTTTGGAACCCCGATGAGCTGACAGCAAACCTGGTGCAAAACGGAACGATTTTGCAGATTGGCCAAGAGATCCAAATCAACGTGCGCAATAGCACTGGATCTGACATTGCAGACGGATCGGCGGTCATGGCAACCGGAACGCTTGGAGCATCCGGGCGCATCACTGTTGGCCTCATGGATGCAAGCTCTGCGGCAAATGCGAAAATGTTCATTGGCATCGCGACAGAAACAATCACTGCTGGCGGCGACGGCAAGGTGACTTGGTTCGGCAAGGTCCGTGACATCAACACTAGCGGATTTACGCAGCCAAGCATTTTATGGTGCGATCCGGCAACAGCGGGCGGCCTAACCGAAACGCAGCCATCGGCGCCGAATGCCAAGCTGGCAGTTGCTTATGTCATCTATTCCGCAACAGCGCAAAACGGCGGGACGATCTTCGTTCGTGGCACGCCTGGCCAGTTGCTCAGCGAATGCCATGATGTGCAAATCTCTGGGACACCTGCGGATAACGAGGTTTTGGCCTATGACACGACCACAGGCGCGTTTATCAATCAGACGGCGTCCGAGGCAGGGGTGCAACCGTACAACTCCGCACTAGATACATACGTTACTTATGCGCTCAGCGCGTTTGAGCTGGCGCAGCTCGGGAATATCGACTCATACAGCATCACAGGGACGCATTGGAGTATCGTTTCCGGGTTAAACCAAAACCTATCCACCACTGACAGTCCGGTGTTCAACACAGCTACGCTAGGCGCGAACTCGACTGTAGGCGCGATAAAGATCGGCTACCGCAACATCCCTATCGTAGCGGCAACTACTGTAGGAACCACGCATGTCGGTAAGTGCCTGACCGCGTCCACGACGGTCACTGTGCCTAACTCCACGATGGCTGCGGGGGATGTTGTATCTATCTTCAACAACTCCGCTAGCGGGATAACTCTCACACTGAACCCGACGCTTGCGTATGTAAACGGCGCGGACGCAGCATCAGCAACGCTCAGCGCTTATGGAGTGGCAACGGTTTTGTTTATCGACTCCACGACCTGCGTCGTCTCAGGAAACGTAAGCTAATGTCCGGCATCCACCAGATGTTACTAGGTGGCCCCAATGTCTTTGACGTTGACTACATTGTTGTGGCTGGCGGTGGTGGGGCCTACACAGTGCGAGGCGGCGGCGGTGGAGCTGGCGGCTACCTAACTGGCACGTTGTCTCAGGTCAGTGTCGGGACGTCATTTACGATAACCATAGGTGCTGGTGGTGCTGGCGCGGCGGCTGGCAACGGTCTTGGCGCTACAAGCGGTTTCGACAGCTCAATTGATGCACTTGTTGTCGCTGATGGCGGTGGCCTTAGTACAGTAAGTGGCGGCTCTGGTGGTGGCGGCCAGGGCTCTAATGGGTCATATGGCGGCAGTGGCACTTCAGGGCAGGGCAACGATGGCGGCGATGGGGCGACATATGGCGCTGGCGGGGGCGGTGGAGCTGGCAGCGCTGGTGTCAACGGTACGGCGTCGGTCGCGGGTGACGGCGGTGACGGTCTTAGTGACAACTGGACAGGGACTACCCGTTGGCTTGCTGGAGGCGGTGGCGGTGGGCACCAAACCAGCCTTAGCGGCACTGCGGGGTCAGGGGGTCAAGGCGGCGGCGGTGCCGGAAGCACCCTAAGCTATTTTTCGGGCATGGATGGTGTCGCGAACACTGGCGGCGGTGGTGGTGGTGGTGGCGGTGACGGCTCCAACTACTACCAAGCTGGCAAGGGCGGTTCCGGCATCGTTGTTCTGCGATATCCGAACACCTATAATATTTCATCATCTGGGTTGACCTTATCCACAGCTACAGTGGGTTCAAATAAAGTTACAACAATCACAGCAGGGGCCGGTACGGTATCGTTTAGTTAACATGGCACATTACGCATTCTTAGACTCGAATAATATAGTGACTCAGGTCATTGTCGGTAAAGACGAAAATGAAGACGGAGTTGACTGGGAAGTTTACTACGGAGAAAAACTTGGTCAAATCTGCAAAAGAACTTCGTATAACACAACGGCAGGCCAGCATCTATTAGGGGGAACACCTTTTAGAAAAAACTATGCTGGTCTAGGATACACTTACGATCCTGATAGAGATGCGTTCATTGCGCCAAAGCCCTTCGAGTCTTGGATTTTGAACGAAGATAGCTGCCTATGGGAACCACCAGTCCCATACCCATCAGACGGCGCTGAGTACGTTTGGAACGAAGCCACAACCTCTTGGCAATTAGTCGAAAACGGCGCGTAAGGAAAAAGAAAGCGTAACGATGAAAAGCAACTACGTCTACCACACCGCTGCCCATTGGCTAGGCCTCGAAGAGTGGTCCGGCCGGGAGAGCAACAACCCCCACATCCTCGACTTCTTCAAGGCCGCTGGCCACAGCTGGGTATCTGACGATGAGACGCCCTGGTGCGCGGCATTCGTTAACGCGGTTCTCAAAGACTGTGGCATCCAGGGTACGGGCAAGCTCAATGCCCGATCTTTCTCTCAATGGGGCAGTGCTGCTCGGCTGGAGACGGCTAACTTAGGCGACATCGTTGTTTTCTGGCGCGAGAGCCCGGATTCATGGAAAGGCCACGTTGCCTTTTTCGCCGGTTTCGACAATAATGGCGACATCTTGGCGCTAGGCGGAAATCAAGGCGATTCTGTGTCAGTGCAAACATACCCGCGCGAGCGAGTACTCACCGTAAGGAGATCCATGTGATGGACACCAAAGCGTTCTATCTTTCCCGCACCTTCTGGGGCTCGGTCGTCATGTTTGCGAGTATCCTCGCTCAAGCGTTCGGCGTTACCCTCGGCGAAGGGGAACAAGCTGCCATTACTGACGCTATCATGCAGATTGTTGGTGGAGCCGGGGCAATCCTGGCTCTCTGGGGCGCCCGCAATGCGTCCAAGTCCCTGACCATTAAATAACCCTAACAGTTAACGCCCCGTGTTAGGTTTTCAGCCCCTCGCCTCGGCGCCTCTAGCCGCCCTGGCCCGCACAGACGTAACTGTCAGTGTATCGGGGCTGTCTATCACTGCCACACAGGGCGACGCTGGCCTGTCCTACGCCGACGGCGTATTTCCCAACGGCCAAGAGATCACCTCCACCCAGGGAACGGCTACGACCTTTACAGGTACTGTAGTCGGTATTTCCGGCCAGGAGATCACCTCCGCCTACGGCGCCCCAAGCGTCGAGTACGACTACATCTTCGACGTCTCTGGCCAAGAGATCACGTCCGCTTACGGCGCCCCGAACGTCATTACGGGAACTATCGTCGCCCCCGCGGGGCTGGCCCTCACTGCCACCCAGGGCGATGTCACGTTCTCCATCAGCTCCGCTGTCGAGCCTAGCGGCCTGGAGATCACCTCCGCCTACGGCACCCTGGGATTTGAGAACGACTACATCTTCGACGTCTCTGGCCAAGAGATCACGTCCACCCAGGGCGACGTAGTAACCACCGGCGGGCAGATTATTTACCTGACGGGCCAGGAGCTCACGGTATCCCAGGGCTCGGCTACCCCGAGCATCAGCGTCACCTACGCCGCCGCCGGCCAGTACATCACTGCCACACAAGGCGATGCTGGCCTGGCTTACGCCGATGGCGTCTTCCCAGATGGCCAGGTAATCACTGCTACGCAGGGTACGGCAGGAACCACATACTCCGCCGATGTGCGACTCACAGGGTTCGAGATCACCGCATCAACAACACATCCGGCCGTCTGGGGCGAGATGATTATCCCAGCTGCCGTGTCAGACTGGGTAGAGATTAGGATTTAACGATGGCTGACTATACCACCAACACCGGCATTACTAAGCCAACCGCAGGCGAGTACCCCAACACCTGGGGAACTAAGGCGAATACAAACTTCGACATCTTCGACCGCGCTCTCGGCGGACGGACGACTATCACTAAAGCCTCCGGCGGCGCAAATGTATATGGCGTCGACTATCCGGTAACTTTGGCGGTGTCCGACGGTGCGTTGTCTGATGGCCAGTACCCAGCAATTGAATACGCTGATGACGGTGACTTAGGCGCGGATCTGTACGTACAGCTGACCCCCTCGGACGCTAAGCGGACGATCACGTTCAAGAACAGCCTCACCAATGACCGCAGCCTCGTCATTTACCAGGGGGAGTATAACTCAGGCCGAGCGTATATCGTGCCAAATGGCTATGACGCGACCCTCGTGTTTAGCGGAGGCGAAAGCACTGCGGCTACGGTTACGGCCTTGCTAGATAAACCCGCCCTTACGAGCGCTCATACGGCTACGTTGATTGACCTGATCTACCCCGTCGGTTCTATCTACATCGCGACCATCGCGACCAACCCCGGCACATTATTTGGCGTAGGAACTTGGGAGTCTTTCGGCTCCGAGAAGATGTTGCGGGGTATCAGCACAGGCACCGCGGGCACTACGGGGGGCGCAGATAGCTTCACCCTAACTAGCGTAAATATCCCGGCGCACGCCCACGACAAAGGCACTATCGCGGCCTCGACTAACTCGACCGGGTCGCACGCGCACTACTACCGGCGCGCGAACATGGCGGCGTATGCTACGCAGATTAAGGGGGATTCGACTGGCACTAGCATTAGACTTATGTACGATAGCACCCCTCCTTACTTCGATGCGCTTACAGGTAACATAGAAACCACCTCGGCCGGGAGTCATAGCCACACAGTCACAGTCACTGGGTCCACAGGAACATACGGCAAATCATCCCCCACCGCCATCGACACAGTCTCAGCGTACATCACCGTCTACATGTGGAAGCGAACTGCATAATGCCGCTCCAGTCACTTAAATTTCAGCCGGGGATCAATCGCGAGGTTACTGCCTACACGAACGAGGGCGGCTGGCGTGATTGTGACAAGATCCGGTTCCGTAGTGGACTGCCGGAGAAGATCGGCGGGTGGACTAAGCTCATTGACGGCACCATCCTCGGCAAGTGCCGGGCTATTCACCCGTGGTCGGACCTTAACGGCGCGCAGCTAGCGGGCCTGGGCACCACGGACAAATACTATGTCTACTATGACTCCGCGGTCTGGGATATCACCCCCCTGCGCTACACCGCGGCCGCGGGGGCCACGACATTTGCTGTAAGCTCGAGCACGCTCAATGGCGCCATTACCGCAGAAGACACGGACATCATTCTAGCTGATGCGACCGGGTTCCCCGTCCAGGGCTACATCAAAATCGACTCCGAGATCATCTCGTACGGCTCTGTCAGCAGCAACACGCTGCAAGAGTGCCAGCGCGGGGTCGAGGGGACTACAGCGGCTACGCATACCGACACGACGTCGGTTTTTTGTTCTACGCTAACCGTGACTGAGGGTGGCGACGGGCACGGCGCCTCTGACGGGGACTATGTAACTTTCTCAGGCGCTACATCTCTTGGCGGCGCTGTAACAGCGGACGTGCTCAACCAGGAGTACCAAGTTTCCCTGCCGTCGGCTAACCCAGCTCCCACGACGACGTACTACATCAATGCGCGTACCGCCGAGGATCTTCCGGTGGTTGCTGGGGCCTACGCCCCTACTCTGGTCTTTCCGAACGCCTCTGACACAGGTAACGGCGGTACGGCGGTTGTGGCAGCATATCAAATTCCATCTGGCCTTTCTGACGCAGTAACCGGCCTAGGCTGGGGCGCTGGTGGTTGGGGTGAAGGCGGGTGGGGCGAGCCCGTTCTGACTGTTACTGACGCCACCTCTACAGCGCGTATCTGGACGCACGACAATTACGGCGAAGACCTCCTCATCTGCCCTGCGGCGGGTGGCGTTTACTACTGGGATGTGAGTGCCTGGTCTGACCGGACGACTAATCCCCCTCGTGCAGTGGCTATCTCTGGCCTTACGGGGGCTGACGGCTACGCGCCGTCTTTTGGCAATCAGGTCCTCGTCTCCGACATCGACCGCCACGTTATTGTTACGGGCGCAGACCCTGAAGCCTTACTCGGCACGCAGGATAAGATGGTCATCCGGTTCAGTGCCCAGGAAGATGTCACCCAGTGGCGTACGACAGAGACGAACACGGCAGGGGAGCTCCGCATCAGCTCCGGTTCAGAGATTGTAGCGGCAATCAAAACCCGCCAGCAGATTGTCGTGCTCACTGACACTGCGGTCTATGCCATGCAGTACATTGGGCCCCCGTATACGTTCGGCGTAAACCAGCTCTCAGGAACGATTACAATCGCGGGGCCGAAGGCGGCCACGGCCGTGGAGGACACGGTCTATTGGATGGGCTCAAATGAGTTCTACATGTATGACGGCGCCGTCCGGCAGGTACCCTGCACCGTGCGGGACTATGTGTTTGACGACATCAACCGGGATCAGCTCATCAAGGTCGTCTCAGGCAGTAACACCGCGGACTCTGAGATCTGGTGGCACTACCCCAGCTCTGGCGTAACCGAGCCGGATCGGTACGTCGTCTATAACTATGCGCAACGGATTTGGTACTATGGCACCCTGGGACGCACCGCTTGGGTCGATCGCGGCATCTTTGACTACCCCATGGCCGCCTGCCCCTACGGCTGCCTCTTCCAGCACGAATACGGGTTCGACGACGGGGGCTATTCTCCTGCCATCGGTATCACGAGTTATATTCAATCTTCTCCGATAGACATCGGCGACGGCGACCAGTTCGGCTTTATCTCGCGCATGCTGCCTGATGTAAGTTTTCTTAACTCGACCGCGGCGACGCCGGTGGTAAACCTCGACATGAAGGTCGGCAATTACCCTGGCCAAGATTTGTTCGCCACCGGCACTGGGGCTGTGACGCGCAGTGCGTCCGCTCCAGTTGAGTTATTCACTAACAAAATCGATACCCGCCTGCGCGGGCGCACTCTCGCACTCAGGGTCGAGTCCACTGAAGTTGGGGTTACGTGGCGCCTAGGCACTCCGCGGATTGATGTGCGCACCGACGGGAGACGCTGATGGCTCGCCGCGGAATTAACGCCCCGTTTCCGATTGCGCCAATTGAGTACAGCGCGGGCTATATGAACCGCGTCATTCAGACGTATTCGTCGCTGCTGGCACAGCTACAGACCCCTGGCGAGCTCCGAGGCACGGCGTTGACATTAACCCGCCTACCCACTGCTGAAGGCAGTCTGGCCGATGGGACAGTATACCGCGAAGGCGAGACGCTGAAAATCTCAGACGGCGTGAATGCTAACCTGCGCCTATCTATGGGGGTCGTAACTGTGTATACTAACAGTCCTGGCGTTGACGTCACCGTTGAGATTACTGGGGTATAGGCATGTTTGAGACGTTTAAAATCTGGCTTGGCAAACTGGCTATCGTGCTCGTGGCCTTTGCTACCGCGTATCGACAGGGGCGTAACGATGCGACCGCTAGGCTCAAACAGGATGAGGCAGAGCGCCGACTGAAGAACCTAAAAACTGCGAAAGAGATCCGAGATGAAGTTGCTAACATGGGTGACGATGAGCTCGTCGCTGCTGCTTCTAAGTGGCTGCGAAAGCATGATGCCGAGTGACTTCTGCGACGTGGCGTCTATCATGCCGTTTGAGTCTAGCGCGGTGATTGTCTATCTTGGGCAAAACGATGGCCGACTCTTACGAGCCATCGTAACACATAACCGTACGTACGAGGAGTT